GGCGCGCAGCATGTCGCGGCTGTTTGGCGGCGGGGACGGAGGGGGGCGGATATGACGCGGCCCGCTTTCCAGGTCCCGGACCTCCCACGAGGCCGCCCGTCCGTGCTCGACGCGCTGCCGCTGAAGGCGTCGATCTACGCTCGCCACAGTGCAGGGTGCTGTCTGCACGTCGTGATCGACGACGGGAACCTAGCCAGCGACACGATCCGGCGTAGCCTCGAGCGCGCGACGCACGACGACTGCCGAGCCCTGGCAACGATGCTGCTCGAGATGACGATGACGCAGCGGAGAAAGGTCTACGGGACATGACGAACGCGACATGCACATGGCCGACGCACCCGCACGACGCGGAAACGGTGGCGGAGCACGGCAAGGCCGCGCACGAGCGCACGTGGAGGCTTGAGTGCAGAGACCACGACCCGGACAACCGCGGCACAGTCGAGAACTGCTGGGTCGTGACCGTTCCGACGCCGAGCGCGTACACGGACGGCTGTGTGCACATGAGCAGCGTTACGCTGTGCTTCTACGATGACGAGCGGGAGGCAAAGCTTGCCGCCCGGGCCCCCGAGATGGCGCGGCTTCTGCTCGAGGTGATCGAGTTCGATCTCGAAAGCGCTTGCGGGGAGCCGACGTGGCGCGACCGCGCCGAGGCCGTGCTCCGCGCCGCTGGTGTGCTGTCGTGACGTGGGCCCGTGCCGGCGATCTCCGCGCACTCGGCCGCCGCATCCCCGCGCACATCGACGGCGATCGCCTCGTGCGATACGTGGACGGAGTCGACCCCGATGGCGAACCGCTCCGGCGGCTCGAAGTGGCTCCGCTTCCGCCTGAGCCCGAGAGCGTCAGACACGCGCGCGACGAGGCAAGGCGAACCGCGTACGCTGAGTATCGTCGCCCGCTCTGCAAGGGCTCGGCTCCAGACTGCGGAGGCGCGTGCCGCCTCCTACCCGGCCACGAGCCGCCGTGTCGATGCGAGGGCGGAGACGACTGCCCGGCCTAAACTGCGCGCAGCCCCGACGCGGGCGCAGCGGGCGCGGCCTCGACGGCCGGCTTGACGACGAGCGTGGGCGCCTCGACGTCGTACTGCGCGGCGACCTTGTCGACGTACGCCTGAGTGATGTCGAAGCCGCCCCGCTTCGCGCGGTCGATGTGGTCGAAAAACGCCGTGTGCCTCGTGCCCCTCGAGGAGACCTCGGCGTCCGCGTCCGCGTCCGGCAGCATGTAGCGGCGCGTCGGCGCGAGCGACGAGTCGCCGAAGTTCATCGCGGTCCAAGGCTCGATGAGCCCTGTCTGCCAGCCGCGCGAGAGGCACGCGAGATCGCCTTGAATCTTCGTGGCGGCGACGCCGAACATTGCTTGGATGTCGACGCCTGGCGCGCCGCCCTTGCTGCCCATCGTGCCATCGGTGCCGAGGTACAGGCGCGCGGCCGCGCTCTCGGCGTTGAGGACGAGCTTCTCGAAGACCTGCCAGGCCGTCGAGTTGTTCGCGACAAACTCCGTCTTAGAGCCCGCCGGCCGGATGCCGACGGGCGCGTCGGCGCGAACCATGTCCTGCATGAGCTCGATCAGCGCGGTCGCCTCGGGCGTGTCCCCGTCGGCGTTTTGCAGCGCGACGCCCACGGGCATCTCGCCGATCATCTTCACGTTGCCGTGAGCGACGCTCGACTTCGCCCAGTCGCGGATCGCGTAGGCGTGTCGCGCCCAGATGAGCGCAGCCGCGAGGAGCGTGGCGTGCTTGAACGGGTCGGTCTCGAAGCGCTGGAAGATGACCCATCGGCCGTCACCGTGGACGATCGGGACCTCGCCGCCGACCGACGCGTCGCCCGATGACGGATCGATCCGCGTCTTGAACACGCGCTCGTAGGCGTCCCAGCGCACGTTCTCGATCGGCCACGCGCTCGCGATGTAGTCGACGCGAGACCCGTCCTCGCGCGGGACCGGCGCGCAGTGTGCAAACGCCACGTCGTGGCGCACGAGGCACGCGTGCACGCTGGCGCTCGTGTCGCCGCTGATCGCGATCCCGCCCTGCCCGAACAGCGCCTCAGCCTCGCCGGCGATGCTGGCCCCGCGCGCGCCCTTCGCCGGCGCGATGCCGACAGCGATGCACCGCTGCGGGTCGAGCCTGTTCTCGAACGCGGTCGCGAGCGCGTCGTCGGTCATCATCGACTCGGCCATGCGCGCGGGCTGGCGGAAATCGCCTCGGAGCTGCGCGTCGCGCGCGGTGAAAATCTCGGCGAGCGTCCACGACGTGAGCGACACGCCGGAGCCCTTCGGCACGGCGAGCGGCTTGCGGAGTCGCGGGAGGTCGAACTCGCCGCCCTGCCGGATTTTGCGAGCCCGCCTCGACTGTGCGCCCATGGCGCAAGCCTAACCCAACCGAGATAGTTGTGCTATCCCTGTCGGGATAAATAGTGCTTGCGCATGTATCCCTGTTGGGATAGGTACGTACGCAGTGGGCCGCGCTCGACAGCCGAACCTTGCGATCTCGCGTGCGACGGCACCGGCGAGGCGGCCCCGCACATCGTCCGCGGTGACGCTGTCCGTCGTCCTGACCGGCGACGAGCCGCCGACCGAGTTCCGGCTGTTCGCGGCCGGGACCGTCGAGACGACCAAGGGCTCATTCGTCTTCGACGACGCGGCCGCGGCTGCGGTCATGGCCGAGTACCTGGCGCACGGGATCGATCTGATGATCGACTACGACCACGCCTCGCTCGCGTCGGTGACGCTCGACCCCGCGCAGACCGGCAAGGCGGCCGGCTGGTTCAACCTCGAGCTCCGCGCGGGCGAGCTCTGGGCCGTCAACGTGCGCTGGACCGAGCAGGCCGCGAGCGCGCTGCGGGCGAAGGAATGGCGCTTCATGTCGCCGGCCTTCTCGTCCGACGACAAGGGCCACATCACGCGCGTCCTGAACGTGGCGATCACCAACATCCCGGCAACGCGCCGGCTCGAACCCCTCATGGCCGCGAGCGTCACCGCTCTCGGGGAGAAGGCGATGACTCTCGAAGAGTTCATGAAGGTCTGCAAGGCGCTCGGCTGCGATCCGTCGATGCTGCTCGAGGACTGCCTCGCCAAGATCAAGGGCGAGAAGCCCGCCGAGAAGGAGGCTCCCGAGGAGCCCGCAGAGCCTCCGCCGGCTGAAATGGCCGTCGACCCCGAGGCGGAGAAGCCCGAGGAGGTCGCCGCGGCCCTCTCGGCGATCCAGAGCCTCAGCGGTAAGGCGTCGTTCGTCGCGTCGGTGGCGGACATCCGCACATGGCACGCGTCGCACGTCGCGCTCGCGGCCGAGACGAAGAAGCTTGCCGACCGCGAGGCCGTCCTCGAGAGCGCCGAGCGCCGCAAGCTCTGCGTCGAGCTCGTGACGCTCGCGGGCCGCGTACCGGCCACCGTCTGGGCCGACGACAAGGCGAGCGCGCCAAAGGCGTACCTCGCCGCGATGCCGATCGCCGCCCTCCGAGCGATGCACGCGGACGAGATCAAGGCGAGCGGCAAGCGCCCCGCGGTCAAGCCGCCGGTCGCTGGCGTCACCGGCGAAACCAAGACGTTCACCGTCAACCTCGACGGCCGATCCGTCGACGTCACGCTCGACGCGCGCGAGCTCCAGATCGCCGCGGACGCGAAGTGCGAGCCGAAAACGTTCGCGATGCTCAAGGCGCGTCGCGCCCCCACTGCTGCCTGATGGCCACGACCCGCAAAGAAGACTTCGACCAACCCCATTTCACGGTCCTTCGCCTGCCGCCAACCGCGCGTTGACGGCAGGCGAAGAGCCGGGAGAGCCCGATGAGCAACTCGACCTCGAATCTCGCCAAGTTCCCGTACGGCCAGGGCGGCCGCAACGTCACCGTCCCGGTCGACGGCGGCGCGCACATCTACGACGGCACCATGGTCGCGCAGCTCACCGCTACCGCGATGCTCGTGCCCGGCTCGACGGCCGCGTCCGGCCATTGCGTCGGCGTGGCGGACCACGAGCAGGACAACACCAGCGGGGCAGACAGCGCGCTGCGCTGCAAGATCGTCACGGACAGAATCTTCTTGTTCGCGAACGCCTCGGGCGGCAACGCGTGCAGCGAGGCGACCCCGCTTGGCGCGGCCGTGTACATGTTCGACGATCACACGATCGCGGACAACAGCGTCGGCGACACGCTCAAGCGCGCCGGGTATTTCATGGGGCTCGAGCCCGACTCGGGCGGCAAGGTTCGCGTCTACATCACCCCGCTCGACATGGGCGCGGCGGTCGATGTCGGCGAGGCGTCCGGGGCGTCGGTGCACGGCGTGCGCGGCGCGAGCACGGCGGACATCGCCAGCCTCGCGGCCTTCACGGTCGCGGCCGTCGACGGTCTCACGTACGTCGCCGGCGAGCGGATCCTGCTCAAGAACCAGACGGCTACGGAAGAGAACGGTATCTATGTCGTCGGCACCGTGGCCGCGGGCACCGCCCCGCTGACGCGCGCACTCGACGCGGATGGCGCCGACGAGATCGTCGCGGGCATGGTCGTCGCGGTGAGCGAGGGCACCGCCGCAGCGGACACGGCGTGGAAGCTCGACACGAACGCTCCGATCACGATCGACACCACGGGGCTCACGTTCACGCAGGTGCCGTTCGGGTTTGCGGCCGCGGCCACGATCGCGGACGTCGACAAGTCCGCCGAGAGCGCCGGCGTCAGCCCGCTGGCGTGCCGCGCGGATCACAAGCACGACATCTCGACCGCCGCGGCGATCGACATCGGCAACGCGGCCAGCGCCGAGGGCGCGGCCACGAGCCTGGCGCGATCGAACCACGTCCACAAGATGCACCCCCTCGAGGTGCGCTACGTGATGACCGCGAACGTCGCGAACCTCGCGGCGTTCACCGTCAACCAGGACGGCGTCACCGGGCTCGAGGGCGAGACCGTCCTCCTCGCCAACCAGACCACGGGCGCCGAATGCGGCGTCTACCAGATCGGCGTGGTCGGCGGCGGCACTGCCCCGCTGACGCGCGTCGCGTGGCTGGCGACCGGTGCGGTGATTCGCGGCGGATACACCGTCCACGTGAACGAGGGCACGCTCAACGCGAACACGTCGTGGTTTATTTCGACGTCGGGCGCCATCACGATCGGCACCACGGCCCACCTCTGGTTCCCCGAGTCGGTGATCCAGTCGCTTGCCATCCCCGCGGGCACCGGCACGCTGACCATCACGAACGTCCCGATCCTCTCGGCGACCAAGACGATGTTCAACTTCACGAACGCGTCCGAGGTGACGGCGGACCTGACCGTGCGATACGGGCTGAACGGCGCGGCCACGGCCGGCACGGTCGGCACCGCGTCGGCCTCGATGATCGCCGAGATCGCCGCCGGCACCGTGAACGTGGACGACGACTCCACGATGATCGTCCAGATCGTCAACCGCTGATCGGAACCCCACCTCCACCGAACGCCTGCTCGACAACCCCATTTCACGGCTCTTCGCAAGCGGCCAACCCTCACCCGGTTGACCGCTTCCGAGGAGCCGGGAGAGCCCGATGACGAACCCGCTCTACACGTACGAGACCCTTCCCGCCGACGACAAGGCGGCCATGCGCGAGTTCGACGACCGCTACATCGCGGCGATCGGCGCGACGCCCCCGCCCGCATGGTGCGACTTCGGCGAGCTGATTCCGACCGCCGCGCCCATGCTGACCTTTCCGGTTGGCAGCCTCGCGCTGAAGTACCAGCAGACCGAGGGAGAGGATCGCTTCAAGACGCTGCTCTCGAAGAGCTTCGACATGAAGTCCCAAGAGTTCGACGCCGGGCTCGAGGCGAAGCTCCTCGACCTCACCACGCAGGTCTTCGCGTACCGGAACTGGCAGCAGGGTCCGGCGCGGATGATGATCGCCGAGGCGCGCCATCGCAACCGCGCGATCGCGACGCTGCTCGAAGCGGGCCAGGACACGTTGTGGGGCGTCGGCATCTCGAACCCGCTCGGGATCGATGGCGTCAACTTCTTCTCCGCGACGCACCTCTCGGACTTCAACGATCCGAGTTCGACGACCTGGAGCAACTACGAGAGCGGCGCGACCGACCCGGCCAGCGTCACCAACCTCTCCGCGCAGATCGTGCTCATGCAGGGCGCGCTCGACGAGAACGGCGAGAAGATCGACATCTACCCCGACACCATCCTGGTGCCGACTGCGAAGTACGAGCCGCTCAAGAACTACCTCGCGAAGGAGCTGATCCTCGACGGCGGCACGTCCACGAGCGTGACGAGCGCGGCCACGAACAACCCCTACAAGGGAAGGTTCAACGTCGTGCACGTGCCGGAGTTCACCGACGCGAACGACTGGTACCTCGTCGACTCGAAGCTTCTCGCGTCGTCCGGTCTCTCGCCGTGGATCTCGCTGCGCTACACGGCGCCGAGCCCGGATCTTCAGCTCCGCCACTGGGATACGTCGTCGGACTTCTTCAAGAACACCGGCAAGATCAAGGTGTCCTCGCACATCTGGACGGGTCACGCGCTGGGCTTCCCCCACGCGATCCGCAAGATTCGAGGCGCCTGAGCCTGAGCGCCTGACGGCGCGTCGCCCTAGCCTCGCTGTCTCGCGGTAAACCGCGGGCGCGAGGCTTCGGCGGTATGAGCGCCATCGTCTACGCCACGAGGCAAGACCTCGACGACTTCGGCGGGCTCCCGGACGGGATGCTCAGCAACGAAGGTCGGCTCGTGGCGTCTGCGCTCGCGAGCACCGACACGCTCGAGCTCGTCGCGCACGGACTCCAGACGGACAACGCGGTGACGGTGCGGGCCGTCGAGGGCGGCACGCTGTCGTCTCCGCTGGTGACCGGGACGACGTACTACGCGATCCGCCTGACGGACGACACACTCAAGCTCGCGGCCACGGCGGGCGGGGCGGCGATCAACCTGACGACGAACGGCGATTCGATGATCGTCACGAAGGCGCTGCCCATCGACCGCATGCTCGAGGCGTACTCGCGCTGGGTCGAGGACTGCGTACCGGCGCACCTCGTGCCGTTCGAGGTCGACGACACGGGCGCGTATCCGATCCTCGTCGTCAAGGCGATCTGCCGGCTGGCCGGCGCCGAGCTCCTGGCGCGCACCGGCAAGGACTCGGAGATCGTCTCGAAGTTCGCGATCGAGGAGCGGGCGGTGCTGAAGCAGTGGGCGACGGGGCGACCCCTGCGAGACCCTGGCATCACGGCGAGCGCGAACCTGGCGATCCGCTCCGCGGCAACGAGCACGTCGGACCCGCGCGGGTGGGGATCGGGGTCGCTGCCGTGAGCGCCGGACTGACGGGCAACCTCGCCTCGCTCTCGCAATTTTCGGCGGACCTCCGCCGGCTGCCGACCGTCGTGGCGCAGAAGGTGGCGGCAGCGGCCGCGCCCGTGATCACCGACCTGGCGCGCGTCACGTTCGACGCGAGCGAGACGCCCTACGGCGTCGGGTGGGCGCCGAAGGAAGACGGCACGACGGCCACGCTCCGCAAGTCGGGCGCGATGGCCGCGAAGATGTACTACCGCGCGATCGGGACCAAGCTCCGCGTCGCGCTAGGTGTGCCGTACGCCAAGTACCAGATCGGGCGGCGCCCGGTGTTCCCCACGCAGGGCGGCGCGCTTCCGCCCTCCTACTCGGACGCGCTCAAGCGCGCGGCCGTGGCGGTCTGCCGAGAGGAGCTTGGCCGATGAGCCTGCACGCCATCGGCTCCGCGCTCGCCGCGTACCTCGCGACGCAGGGCTGCCCGCTCACCGTGGTCTACGGTCCCGAGCTGCCGACGACAACGTTTGGCCGCGAGCGGATCGTCCTCGAGCACGCCGTCGGCGCGAAGGATTCGTTCGGCGCACCGCGCGGACTGCACGTCAACGCGAAGCACCGCCACACGGTGACGGACAACTACAAGCTGACGATCTACGTGCGGAGCGCGGCCTCCGGCGCGAAGCCGTTCGAGCATCGCGAGCGAGCGCGCGCCGTGCGCGAGGTCGTCGTCGCCGGCCTGGACTACGTCGCGGCGACCCGCAAGAACCGCTGGTCACCGCAGAGCGGCAGCCTCATCACCCCGCCGGACCTCGCCGCGACGGAGCTCCCCGGCGGCGCGGTCTACGAGCTCCTGTTCACGTACGAGACCCCGATCCGCGTCGTGACGTTCGCGAACGCCGCGCGACCCGAAGGCGACATCGGCGCGATCACATCCACGACCGAGGTCGCCATCACCGGCGCGCTGGAGTCGGACCCTCACGAGACCGCATGCGGAGCATGACCCTCACGACCTCCTGACCTGACCCCCATTTCGCGGCGCTCCGCCTGCGGCCGACCCTCACCCGGTCGACCTCAGACGCGGCGCCGGGAGACCTCTCGATGGCAACGATCCCCAGCGCATCCGTCAGCATCTCCGCCACCGCCGGCGCCCTCGCGGGCGGGACCGGGTACTGCGTCGTCATCGCGCCCGTCGGCACGAGCGCGGACAGCACCCCGCGCGTCTTCTTGTCGTCGTCGGACATCTACGCGCAGCACGCGTATTCGCCCGGCGTCGACTACGCGGCGATGCACATCGCGGAGACCGGCAAGCCGGTCATTTTCGTCGGCGTCCCGATCGCCACCGCGGGCGTGCTCTCTCGACAGGACTCGACCGGGTGGACCGGCACGAGCGTTGTGAGCGTCGCGGCCGGCGCGGCCGGGTACCTCGAGGAGGTCGACGCGGTCCTCACCGTCGTCACGGGCGGCACGCGCGGAACGACCGGGATCAAGCTGACGATCTCGCTCGACGGCGGCGTCACCGAGAAGGCGATCAACCTCGGCACGGCGACGAGCTACACGATCCCCTACGTCGGGATCGTCCTCTCGTTTGGCGCCGGCACGATGGTCGCCGGGGACGTCTACACGTTCAACACGAGCGCGCCCATGTGGGACAACGCGGGCATCACCGCCGCGAAGACCGCGCTCGCGGCGCAGCTCAAGCTCTCGCGCACGTGGATGGTGATCGGCGACGTCGCGAACGCCACCGTCGCCGGGTACGTCGCCACGCAGGTGGCCGCGTACGAGACCACGAACAAGCGCTTCACGCTGGCGCGCGCGCAGATCGTCGACCGGACGCCGCTCGCCGAACTGTCGCGCACCGTCGTCCGCATGACGGGCGGTCCGACGCTGACCTTCGCCGAGGTCGGCGGCACCGGCGACACGATCACCCGCTCGGCGGGCTCGTTCATCACCGACGGGTTCGTCAACGGGATGGCGGTCACCGTCGCCGGCTCGACCGCCGCGCAAAACGACTTCGTTGACGCCAAGGTCACGAACGTCGCGGCCACGGTCCTCACGCTCGACACGCAGGACTTGGTCGCCGAGGTCGCCACGGCGGACTGCGTCGTGACCGGCACGGCGGGGATCACCTTCGCCGAGGTCGGCGCGACGGCCGACACGATCGTCCGGTCGCACGGCTCGTGGCTCGACGACGGGTTCGCAGCCGGCGACATCATCACGATCGCCGGCTCGGCGTCCAACAACGTCACGACCGACGCGGTCACGACGGTCACCGCCTCGACGATCACGCTCAACACGACCGACCTCGCGGCCGAGTTCGTGGGCGCCGCGACGATCACGGTCACGAAGGGCCAGACGATGGCGGCCTACGTCGCCGCGCAGGACGCCGCGTTCGCGAGCGTCGACGCGCAAAAGCGCCTGAGCCTCGGTCTCGGCCGGATGCGCAAGGCGTCGCCGATCACGGGCTACTCGTTCCGGCGCCCGGTCCAGTGGGCCGCGTCGATCCGCGAGTACCAGCACGACGTGCACCGCCCGACGTGGGCGAAGGCGGACGGCCCGCTCTCGGGCTGGAGCATGCTCGACACGGACGGGAACGTCGTCGAGTACGACGAGCGCACGAACGGCGGCGGGCTTGCCGGTCGCTTCACCTGCGCACGCACGTGGGGCAACGGCCCGAACGGCGCCTTCATCGCGATGGATCTCACGCGCGAGACCGAGGGGTCCACGCTTCAGTACGTCCACAACCTCGCCGTGGCGAACGTCTTCTGCACGGTCGTCCAGGCGAAGACCGAGAACGTGGTCGGCGAGACGCCGCAGCTCAACGACGACGGCACCGCGACCTCCGCGGCGCTGCAGGTCATCGAGGAGGCGATCAACACCGACGTGAAGCAGGCGCTCATGCGCGAGTTCGTCCCGGGCGAAGGCCCGCGCGCGAGCAAGGCGGTCTGGCGCGCGAGCACGGACGACATCCTGAGCGGCGTCGACGCGACGCTCACGGGCGTCGGCGATCTGCACGTGAACGGCACCGTCGTCCACGTGACCACCCTCGTCGCGGTGAAGTGAGGAGCATCCGATGGCTGACATCTCTTCGGCAAGCGTCAACGTGCACGAGTGCTCGTGGGCGGATCTCACGGCAAACCTGATCTCGCCCGGCGGCGCCACGGTCCCGATCCTCGACTTCGAGGGCGTGAAGTGGAGCCGCAAGAACGAGCGCGGCGAGTCGCGCGGGACGAGCGGCCGCGTCAAGAAGCGCACGCGCGGATCTCCCTCGTGCGAAGCGTCGGCCACCGCCTCGCGCGGCGGGTGGATGCTGCTGCTCGAGGCGATCGAGACGGCAGCCCTCGAGCTCGGCCTCGTCCGCGACGACAAGGTCATCATCGGCGGCGTCGACTTCGATCTCCTGCTCCAGCACACGCCGCTCGGCGACTCGCGGATCTACTGCGTGAAGCTGACCGGCTGTTCGCTCGACGGCGACAGCTCGGACATGAAGCAGGGCAACGAGGCCGACATGATCGAACTCGTCCTCAACCCGCTCGAGATCGCGACGAAGAGCGCGACGGGCAACTGGCTGGTGCTCGCGTGAGCGGCCTTGCCACCAAGCCGACCGCGGCCGAGCGCATCGCAGCAGCCACCGAGCGGCGCGGAGCGAAGGCGGACGCCGAGGCAGCGGCCCGCGAGGAGCAGTTCGCGTGCGACCTCGAGGCCATCGAGGCGCTCGAGGAGAAGCTCGGGGTACGCGTCCACTACTCGAGGCAGGTCCGCACGTTCGTCCCGGGCCTGCCCGTCGTCGTCGGCGTACGAGCCCCCGACCCCGCCGAATACAAGCGCCTGTTCTCGTCGATCAACCGCTCCGGCGGCAACGGCGACGCGAAGGTCGCGGCGCTCCTCATGCTGGCCAACGCGTGTTGGGTCTACCCCGAGGACAAGGCGGCCCGCGACGCGCTGACGGAGGCCAACGCGGCGCTTCTCGCGAGCGTGGGCAACTTCGCGAACACGCTCGCCGAGGTGGAGCTCAAGGAGGAAAAAAACGGGTGAAGGCTCGGGCCGAGACGGCGCTGAAGTACCCGAGCGTGCTCGGGGCGTGCCTCATGGCTTGGAGCCGCGGAGACGAGGATGTGGACGCCCAGGCGGGCGCGCAGGTGACGGCGGAAGTGCTGCTGATGATTCGCGGGGCCCTGACCAAGAGGTGACTACGTGGCTTCGGACGGTGCGAGCTTCTCGATCGATGTCGGCGTGTCCGGTGGGGGCGAAGCGCTCTCCGCGGCGGACGCGCTCGACGCGCTCGCCTCGCGCCTGACGCTCGTCAGCAGCGCCGCGACGGCCACGAGCGAGGCCATGAAGGCGGGCCAAGCCGCCTACGACATGGCCGAGAAGACCGCGAACAAGGCGGCGCTGGCGCTCGAGAAGATCGGCCTCGCTGCCGACGCTCAGCGGGGCAAGCTCAAGACGGCAATGGATGCGGGCGACGGGGCCGCCGCCGAGAAGGCCGCGGCAAAGCTCGCGCAGCTCGTCGCGCGTCAGAGCGAGGCCGCGACGAAGGCGGCGTCGGCAACGGCCGCCATGAACACCGAGGCGGCCGCGCTCGACAAATTGAAGGTGGCAGCGGGCGCCGCGGCGGCGACGCAGGAGAAGCTCGCGAAGCAGCAGACGGCGGCGAAGCTCGCGAGCGACAACGCGGCGAAGGCGCAGAAGTCAGCCGCGGACGCACAAGCGAAGAGCGTCGGCATGGCCGGCGAGCTCGAGGGCGCGCTCGCCAAGCTCGGCGGCCCGCTCGGGACGCTCGGGCAGCGGGCCATGGGGCTTGGCGGTGCGGTCCTCAAGATGGGCAAGAGCCTTGGCGCGGCTGGCCCGTACATCGCGGCGGCCGTCCTGGCGGTGGCGCTCGCGACGGCGTTCGTCGCGGCGACGGCGGCGATCACCAGGTTCGGGATCGTGGCGGCGGACACCGCGCGCACGCAGGCGCTCCTGAGCGACGGCATCGCCGGCACCGTGGCCGGCGGGCGCGAGCTCGACAAGACGATCGCCAACCTCGGGAACGTCGTCCCGCAGACGCGCGACGAGCTGCTCTCGATGGCGGACGGTCTCGCGAAGACGGGCCTGAAGGGGGCGGCGCTCTCGACCGCGCTCGAGGAGGCCGCGGTCAAGGCGGCGAAACTCAAGTGGGGCCCCGACTTCGCGAAGCAGATGCTCGCGCTGCCGAACCAGGCGGAGAAGCTGAAGAAGAACCTGGCGGGCATCTTTTCGGGCCTCAAAATCGACGCGCTGCTCGAGGGGCTCTCGAAGCTCGTCGGGCTCTTCGGCGAGAACACGGCGAGCGCGAACGCGATCAAGGTCGTCTTCGAGGACATGTTCCAGCCGATCGTCGACGGGCTCACGGCCATCATTCCGAAGGCGGTCTCGACGTTCATCCAGCTCGAGATCCTCGCGCTAAAGGCGCTCATCGCGATCAAGCCGTACGGCGGGATCTTGCAGGCGGTCGGCATCGGCTTCGCCGTCCTCGCGGCTGTCGTGGTGGCCGCGGGTGCGATCTTCGTCGGCGTCGGCGTCCTGATGGTCGGCGCCCTGGCGCTCGTGCTCGGTCTGCCGTTCCTGATCTCCGACGCGTTCAAAGCGATGGGGGCCGCCGTGTCGAGCGCCGTCAGCAATGCGGCGGCCTCGCTCACGGCGACGTTCAACGAGATCATGGCGTGGCTCTCGGGGCTGTCGCTCACGACGATCGGGACGGACCTGATTAACGGCCTGATCGCCGGGCTCACCGGAGCCGGCGCGGGCGTGCTGCCGGCCCTCACGGGCATCGTGAGCGGAGCGATCGCCGGCGCGAAGAGCCTGCTTGGCATCGCGAGCCCGTCGAAGGTCTTCGCGGAGATCGGCTCGAACACCGCGGCCGGCATGGCGCAGGGGCTCGACGACGGAGCCGCGGACGTGCAGGGCGCGATGGCGGACGTGGCCGCGCCCCCC